TAACCAATGGGTATTTGAAGCAGGTGCTGTATTAAAAATAGGTGCTAGTCTTAAAGATTATATTAATGAAAAAGGTTCTTGGAAGTTTTTAGAAGAATATAAAAACTTTATTAATCAGCATACAGCATGGTACAGACCGGCTGAGCCAGATAAAGTTGGAGCATGGAACCAGCAAATTAAAGTGAGAATAGCAGGTAGAGATACCTATAGAGGATTAAAATCTAGTATTAACTCCTATTCATTTGAAAAGAATCCTACAAATGGTGTCGGTGGTCCTGTAACTTATTTCTTTCACGAGGAAGCAGGTATTGCTCCAAGTATGCATGATACATATGGATTCATGAAACCAGCATTAAAGTCTGGTCATATGATTACAGGTCAGTTTATTGCAGCAGGATCAGTCGGTGATCTTGATCAGTGTGAACCTTTAAAACTTTATATAGAAAAACCAGAAGAAAATGGATTCTATGGAGTTAAGTCTGATCTTATAGATAAGAATGGTACAATTGGAATAACAGGATTATTTATTCCTGAACAATGGTCAATGCCTCCATATATAGATCAATATGGTAACTCTCTTGTAGAAGAAGCATTAGAAGCTTTAGAAAAAGAGTTTATTCAGTTAAAGAAAGATCTTGAACCGGCAGCATATCAACTTGAAGTATCTCAGCATCCTCGTACTATAGAAGAAGCGTTTGCTACTAGAAAACTTTCTATATTTGCTCCTCACTTAATTGCCAAGCAGCAACAACGTATTCAGGATAAAGAATATCCTGTAGAATATCTTGAATTATCTAGAGATAGTGAAGGTAAAATTATAGATAAACCTTCTAGAAAGATTCCTATTACAGAATGGCCTATATCTAAAAGAACAGAAGATAAAGAGGGAGTGCTGTGTATTTATGAAAGACCTGTAAAAGATCCTACCTTTGGTATGTATTATGGCTCTGTTGACCCTGTAGGTGAGGGTAAGACCACTACATCAGATTCATTATGTGCCATTTATATTTATAAGAATCCTGTAGAGGTTATAAAAGATGATGGAAATGGTAAAGTGACTAACACAATAGAAAGAGATAAGATAGTAGCTAGTTGGTGTGGACGTTTTGATGATATTAACAAAACACATGAAAGATTAGAACTTCTTATAGAATGGTATAATGCTTGGACTATTGTGGAGAATAACGTAGCTTTGTTTATACAATACATGATTAGTAAGAAAAAACAAAGATATTTAGTTCCTAAAGACATGATCTTATTCTTAAAAGATATAGGAGCTAACCGCAATGTATTCCAAGAATACGGTTGGAAGAACGTTGGTACGTTATTTAAAGGAACTGTATTATCTTATGCTATTGAGTTTCTAAAAGAAGAGCTTGATCATGAGACAACTCCTGATGGAACTATCGTAAAAACTATATATGGCGTAGAAAGAATTCCTGATCCAATGCTTTTAAAAGAGATGCAAGCTTATCAAGATGGTGTCAACGTGGATAGACTTGTAGCTTTTTCAGCTTTGATAGCCTTTGCAAAGGTTCAACAATCTAATAGAGGACTGGTTAAACGTGTAGAAGTTAGCAAAGAAAACTTGGATAACTCCCAAAAATTTAGTAAATTAAATTGGAGCCCCTTTAGACATATGGGTGGTTCTAAAAGAGGGTCAGGAAATAGTCAACCTCCTAGAAATCCTTTTAAAAATATGAGATAATATGAATTTATTTTCTAATTCTATAAACAATTACTACAGTACAACTACTGGCGGTGTTGTTTTTTATACCTATACAACTAATTAAGAATCATGCAAGTATATAATGCTCTAGACCTAAAAGCGGGTAAAAAAGCTGATTATAATAAGATGGGTACTCTTACCCAGCCTATTCAGTTTTTACCTGAAAAAGAAAAAGATGATGAATGGAGAGCTTGGAACCTAGATTGGCTAGAGTTTCAGGGTATGAAACAACTTAGACGTAATGCTCGTAGACTTATGAAGAACTATAATCTTGCAAAAGGGATTATAGATAAACAAGACTATATCATAGAAGAAGATAATGAAGTGGCTGATCTTATAGATACTTTGACTAAACAAGACGAATCTGCTTTAGAACTTAAGTTTTACCCTATTATTCCTAATGTAATCAATGTACTTACTAATGAATTTAGTAAACGTACTTCTAAGATTATGTTTAGAGCTATTGACGACATTTCTTATAATGAAATGTTAGAGGAAAAGCGTCAAATGGTAGAAGATGTTCTATTACAACAAGCTCAGCAGAAGATGTTTATGAACCTTGTTAATCAAGGAATGGACCCTGAATCAGAAGAAGCTCAACAAATGCTATCTCCTGATAGTCTTAGAAGTCTTCCTGAAATTGAAGATTATTTTAAGAAAGACTACAGATCTATGATTGAAGAGTGGGCTACCCATCAGATGAAGGTAGACACTGAAAAGTTTGGATTACAAGAATTAGAAGAGCGTGCATTTAGAGACATGCTTATTACAGATAGAGAATTCTGGCATTTTAAGATGAATGAAGATGATTATGAGGTGGAGTTATGGAACCCACTTTTGACATTCTATCATAAGTCTCCAGATGTACGTTACATTTCTCAGGGTAACTGGGTAGGTAAAATGGATATGATGTCTGTATCAGACGTTATTGACAAGTTTGGTTGGATGATGAATCAAGAGCAGTTAGAAGCTCTAGAAGCTATCTATCCTGTAAGATCTGCGGGTTATGCTATCCAAGGTATGCAAAATGATGGTAGTTACTATGATCCTACCAGATCTCATGATTGGAATACTCAGATGCCAAGTCTTGGATATAGACAATTTGCATCTATTTATGATAGTAAATTTGGTACAGGAGATATAGTTGAGTGGATCTTATCTGATTCAGAAGATACTATTGACTTTGGTAAAACTCATTTATTGCGTGTATCTACAATCTATTGGAAGTCTCAACGTAAGGTGGGACACTTAACTAAGATTACAGAAGAAGGAGAAATTATTCAAGATATTATATCTGAGGAATATAAGGTTACTGATAAACCTCAATATAACACTGTTGTATATAAACAAAAATCTAAGGATAACTTAATTTTTGGAGAACATATTGACTGGATTTGGATTAACGAAACTTGGGGTGGTATTAAGATTGGACCTAACCGTCCTGCATTCTGGGGTATGAATAATCCAGGAGGTATTAACCCAATATATTTAGGTCTTAATGGTGGTAAGCCAGGTAAGGTTCCTTTCCAATTTAAAGGTGATAGTACATTATATGGATGTAAACTTCCTGTAGAAGGAGCTGTATTTGGTGATAGAAACACTCGTAGTATTTCTTTAGTGGATCTTATGAAGCCTTATCAGATTGGTTATAATATTGTAAATAACCAAATAGCTGACATCCTTGTAGATGAATTAGGTACAGTGATCATGCTAGATCAGAATTCTTTACCACGTCACTCTATGGGAGAAGATTGGGGTAAGAATAACTTATCTAAAGCCTACGTGGCTATGAAGAACTTCCAGATGTTACCATTAGATACTTCTATTACTAACACTGAGAATGCTCTTAACTTCCAACACTACCAAGTATTAAACTTAGAACAAACTAACCGTTTGCTTTCTCGTATCAATCTTGCTACATATTTTAAGAATCAAGCTTTTGAAGTGATTGGTTTGAACCAACAACGTATGGGTCAACAGATTGCTCAACAACAGACTGCTACAGGGGTAGAGCAAGCTATGAATGCTTCTTATGCACAGACAGAGCAGTATTTTATACAACATAGTGATTACTTGATGCCAAGAGTTCACCAAATGAGAACTGACTTAGCTCAATATTATCATTCTAAAAAGCCGTCTTTAAGACTTCAATATATTACAGGTAATGATGAAAAGATTAATTTCCAGATAAATGGAACAGATCTTTTAATGAGAGATTTTAATATATTCTGTACTACTAAGACTAATCAGAGATCTGTAATGGAGCAATTACGCCTGATTGCTGTTAATAATAATACAACTGGAGCTTCTATATTTGATTTAGGAAACGTTATTAAAGCTGAGTCTATTGCTGAGTTAACTGGTGTTCTTAAGAATGCTGAAGAAAAAGCTAATGCTCTTAAGCAACAAGAACAAGAGGCTCAACAGAAAATGCAGGAAGAAATGCTTGCTTCTCAAGAGCGTCAGAAACAAATGGATCTTCAGTTTAAAGCTGAACAAGCTGACCTTGATAGACAAAATAATATTACTCTTGCTGAAATTAGATCAGCAGGTTATGGTGCTATGATGGATATTGACAAGAACCAAGTGTCTGACTATCAAGATGTTTTAGCTAATATTCAGAAGCAGCAAAGTTATCAAGATACAATGAGTTTTAAACGTGAGCAGGAAGTAAATAAGAACGCTACTAATGCTCAGAAATTAGATATTGAACGTCAGAAGTTACAAACTCAGAAAGAGATTGCTGATAAACAATTACAGATAGCTAAAGAAAATAAGAACAAATATGATGTTGGAGCTAAGAAGAAGAAATAATTATAGCTCTATTATCCAGACCTTAGATGATAATTTCTTAAAAAGTGTAAATTTTTAAGATTTAAGTTGTATATTTTTAATGTAGAGATACACAATAAAAACCAAACAAAATGACTGATAATCAAAACAATGTACAGACATCTGTACAACAAGTAGACCTTGACATTGATAGTTGGTTAGGAGCTCCAGGTGCAGACAGTATAGTTACACCTACAAGTGGTAATCCAACTGGAGAAACTACAGAGCTTAAACCTAACATCTTTAGCCAAGGAAAACCAGATCTTAGTTTCTTAGATAAAGAAGTTGAAGATACTGAAGAACATAAGGATAAAGACGGTAATGTCTTACCTAAAGTTACTAAAGAAGAAACTAAAGACCTTATTGACAGTTTAGATGAAGATTCTAACAATGATCAAGATGAGGATGGAAAATCTAAAGGTGGAAGACCTAAGACAGAAAAGTCTGGCTTAGTAGAGTTTCTTAAAAAACGTATAGAATCAAAGGAAATGTTTGCCTTTGATGACTATGATGAAAGTAAACAAGATCTTGGAGAGTACTTAGGTACACTCTCAGAAAAAGATATAGATGAGTTATGGCAAGCTAACATGGACAATTTAAAGTCTGAAGTTGCTGCTAAAACTCCACAAGAGTTCTTTGAATCTTTACCTGAAGAACTTCAGTATGCTGCTAAATATGTAATGGATGGTGGTACAGACTTAAAAGGAATGTTCCAAGCATTATCAGCAGTTGAACAAGTTCGTGAATTAGATCCTTCTAAAGAAAGTGATCAAGAACAGATTGTTCGTCAATATTTACAAGCAAGAGGAGAATCTTCTGAAGATATTGAAGATGAGATCTCTACTATTAAAGATTTAGGAGCTTTAGAAAAAAAGGCTAAGCAGTATAAACCTAAGTTAGACCAAATGCAAGAAGAGATTGTACAATCTCAGATTGCTGAACAAGAAGCTAGAAAAGTACAACAAGAGCAAGCTGCTGAAGCTTATATGAAAAATGTATTTGAAGCTTTAAGACCTGCGGAAATCAATGGTTTAAAGTTAGATAAGAAAACTCAAGCTCAATTGTACAGTGGATTAGTACAACCTCAGTATCCTTCTATTAGTGGAAGACCTACTAATCAATTAGGACACTTATTAGAGAAGTATCAGTTTGTAGAACCAAACTATCCTTTAATAGCTGAAGCACTTTGGTTACTTTCTGATCCTGAAGCATATCGTCAAAATCTAGTTAAACAAGGTAAGAATCAAGCTGTTGAACAAACAGTTCGTACTTTAAAAACAGAACAATCTAGAAAGACAAGTAGTACTCATCAAGAAGATGATGAACCTAGATCTAGAAAGTTAGTAAGACCAACAAACATATTTAAAAGATAAACTTTTTATAATTTCTAACCCTTAAAATTAAAAAGCCTTATGGCAACTCCAGTTTTGAACAATGGTATATTTCTACGTGATACCAGTTATCAAACAAGTTCACACGTAGATTCGTATCACCTTTCAAACTTACTGAAGTCAGCTGAACCTACAGACTTAGGTCCTGTAGATTTATGGGCTATGGCACAAAAAGTAGAAATGCCTTTGTACCAGATGTCTAGCTTCGGTGGTAAGAACGTTATCTCTGTAGATAATGCTCGTGGTGAGTACAAATGGCAGATCCCTGTAACTCAGGACTTGCCTTATATCGTGGAAGATATTGAATCAGCAAACCAAACTAAAGGTGTTGATGGTCAATCTTTCAAGATTAAATTGAATAAGCGTTCTTTTGGTCATGGTGATATCATCACTTATGACAAGTACAATGGTGTTGAAATGTACATCACTGCTGACGATATTATCCCAGCTGGTGACGGTTTCATCTACACTGTACAATTGGTAAACAACGACAACGCTAAGTACTTGGATAACAAATACTTAAAAGTTGGTACTAAAGTTTTCCGTAAAGGTTCTGCAAGAGGTGAATACGGTGAAAGATTCTCTGACATCGGTAACGTAAATGCAGGTTTCCGTGAATTCTACAACTATGTAGGTGGTGCTGAAGCTCACGTTCATTATTCTGTAAGCTCTAGAGCTGACTTGATGATGAAAGGTGGTATGAAAGCTGATGGTACAGTTCCTGTAGTTGAGCTTTGGAGAAACTTTGACAAGAGCGTAGATCCTTCTATTTCTAACTTAGAAGACATGGCTTCTAAAATGGGTAAAGATTATGTAAAGAAAGCTTACCAATCTGGTCAGTTAACTCGTACATTCTTAACTACAATGGAAGCAGCTCATTTGAGCAAGATTGCTAATGACATTGAGACTTACTTAATGTGGGGTCAAGGTGGTAAAGTTAAGCAAGATGGTCCAGATGACATCAGATTGTCTGTAGGTTTATGGAAGCAGTTAGATAACTCTTACAAGCGTATTTACAACAAAGGTTCTTTCAACTTAGATTTGTTCAAGTCTGAAATCTTCAACTTCTTCAATGGTAAGGTTGAATTCCAAGGACCAGATCCTAAGCGTCAGTTGGTTGTACAAACTGGTTTAGGTGGTATGAAGTTGGTAAATGAAGCTATTAAGCGTGAAGCTATCAACTCTGGTTTAGTAATCAATGCTTCTGAAATTGGTGCTATCACTGGTAAAGGTATGGACTTAAACTTTGGTTTTGCATACACTCAATACGTTATTCCTTTCTTAGCTAACGTTAAGTTTGTATTGAACCCAGCGTTTGATAACATCCACACTAATGACATTGAGAACCCAATCATTGATGGTTTCCCATTAAGTTCTTACAATTTCATTATCTTTGATATTACAGATAACACTAACGATAACATCTACTTGTTAAAGTTAAGTTGGGACAACCAATTAAAGTGGTTCTATCAAAACGGTACAATGGATTACATGGGACGTACACAAGGATTCCAGTCTTCTGGAAACTTCAACGGATACCGTGTATTCATGACACAAACAATGCCAGCTATTTGGGTTAAAGATCCAACTAAGGTATTGAAGATCGTTATGAGAAACCCTGTAACTGGTGGCTCATTCTAGATAAATTTACAATCCTGGGAGGTAAAATCTCCCAGGCTCTTGTATCTATACCCTCCCTTAGGATAGTATCCTAAGAAAATCCAACCTGTTGTATGCAGACTGGCTGATCACCGGAGAGCTTGCAACTCTCAACAGGTTCAACATTAGGTCGTAAAGACCATGTATAAAAACCAAAAAACCAAATATGAGTAGTGTAACTATCGTGGAGAAGTATCCACAAAACAAAAGATCTAGTATAGCTATTAGACCTTATTTTGATCCTGCAGTAGATAACATGGGATTACAAAAGTATGGTTTAAGTCTTTTTGACGGAGCGTTCCACGAGGAACAATTAGCTTGTTTAGAAATTAACGGTATTAAACGATACCTTACAGGTCTTAATGAGTTTGCTCCAGAAGTAAAGAACTTACCAATGGAAGAACAAGAAGCTAAGATTAAAAGTATCCGTAGTATCATAGTACAGCTTGAACGTGAGTTAGCTGCTAATATGGTAGATCCATCGGATAAAGAATTTTGGAATAAGATTAAGTTGTTAAAACCAGATAATTCTGAGTTTTGGGATAAGATCAAAATTAGATGTGGTAATGAACCTGTATTTTTAGAGCCTGATAAAGATCCTTATGATTTAATCAGACTATATGCTATAGAAGCAGGTGGGTTTTCAATAGTTGCTAAATCTTTAGAAGAAGCTAGAAGAATGCCAGTTCCTCCTAAGTTTTACTTAGATAAATTAGAGGAAACAGCAACACTTAATACTGAAGTTAAGAAGTTGAGAAACAAAGCGTTATCAGAACTTCAGAAGTTATTTGATAAGAATACCAATAAGTTATTTTATATAGCTAAGGTATTAGATGCAAATAGTGCTCAGTATAAGAAGTCAACTCCAAATGATATTGTTTATGATAACATGGACAAGTTTATTAATGGAGATTTAGTAGAGAAGAATAAGAAGAAAACAGCTGAAAGATTCCTAGATATAGTGAATCTTGACATGGAAACGTTAAAAATAAGAGCTATTGTAAAAGATAGTGGTTATTATAAATTCATTGCTACAAAAGCTGACGGATTTATTTACCATATGGAAACAACAACCATGTTGGGAAGAACTCCTTCAGATGTGTTAGAGTACTTAAAGAATCCTTTAAATGAGGAGATTTTGGTAGATTTAACTAAAAAGGTAGAAAAATACTGGAATCAGTAATAACATATGAACAATAGTACTTTACAAATTAAGTTTAAGCAGCGTCTGAATAAGCTAGATTCTATGGATTATGATAACATAGAATGCTGGCAAATAGCAGAAGCTTTTAATAAAGCTCAAATAGAATGGGCCCGTAGACAGTTACATGGTAACAACGGATTAAAACAACTGCCTGAACAAAGTATTACTGCTATTGATGATTTACAAGTTTTATTAGTACAAAGAGATTTGAAACTTAAAAACTTAGATCTGTTCTTTGAATCTTTAAAAATACCTGATGACTACTTACATTTTGTAAGAGTTAGTGGATATGCTAGTTCAGATTGCTGCCCTAGAAGACCACTATCTATTTACCAAGCTGAAGAAGCTAACGTAGATGTAATGCTATCAGATAGTTTTAAATCACCTTCTTTTGAATGGGCAGAAACGTTTTGTACAGTAATGGGAGATAAGATTAGAATTTATAGTGATAATAAGTTTGCTGTAGATGATGTCACTTTAACCTATTATAGAAAACCAAGAGCCGTTCAAATATTAGGTTGTGTAGATCCAGCTAATGGATTACAGTTTAAAGCTAATCAAACCTGTGAATTAAGAGATGATATTATAGAGATTATTATAGATGACGCTGTAGCAATATTAGCTGGAGATATGGATAATATGGGTCAGTATCAGAGAAATATTCAGAACGCACAAAGAAATAGTTAATAATGCAGAAGTTACAAAGACCTAGTCAAATGGGACCGTGTACAGAAACCGCAGCTATGATAGCTAATGCACAAGCTCTTACATTGAGTATGCATCAGTTACATTTAAAGATTACAGGACCTGGTTCTTTTTCAGCTCATAAAGCTTTAAACGATTTTTATGATGGTATGCCAGGTTTAATTGATGCTGTAGCTGAGCAGTATCAAGGAGCTCGTGAGAAGCTTTTAGAGTATCCTACAGTAACACCTTATAAGTGTAAATCTGTACAAGAGGCTCTTTCTCACATGAAAGAATTATATACAGAAGTTAATGAGTTACAAAAGCTTATGCCTTTTTCAGAAGTTACAAATCAACTAGATGAGGTAAAAAGTTTAATAGCTTCAACTAAGTATAAATTAATGTTCTTAAGTTAAATTTTTTATTTATTTATAACCCTTAAATTTAAAGCCCTATGTATTTTCCAAATGCATTCCGCAAGTCTTTCTTGCCTGCTAGCACAACTTTAGCTAGCTCAGGATCAACTGCTGCTTTAACTGCTGGACAAATTGGTTTCTTTGATGCCAAAACGTTTGCTGCAGTTACTGCTCAAGCTGCTCCTTTTATCTTAGCTCAAGGTTCTTACTTTACTGCTGACAAAATTGGCCCTGTTCACGGTGGTTACAAAGAGTCTGTAAAGTCTAAAGTAATCAACCCTAAGTACATTAGCCGTCTTATCAAAGTTTCTGCTAAGGCTGCTGTAAATCAAATCGTTAAAGTAGAAGCTAATGCTTGTGCAGGTCTTGCTTGTGACAGCACTATCCGTCTACGTCTTGACGTTAAAGGTTCTCCTGCTCTCCGTTTCTTGAACCACCAGTTGTATCAAACATTGGATGCTTACACAGGATGTTGTGATGCAAACAATGCTGCTATTGATCACACTGTAGCTTTGTTGAAATGGGCAGATCAGATTAATGAAGAGCCTTTAGTAAAAGAGTTTGTACAAGCTAAAGTATGGGTTGAAGCACACGCTAGCGTAGCTATTGATCCAACTGCTGCTTCTGCAACAATTGTTGTAGCTAATGCTGACCGTACTAAGTTCACAGTTGGTGACAAGGTGGTTGCTGCTGGTATCCCTGCTGATACAGTTGTTGTATCTGTAGGTGCTGCTGATTCAGCTTCTTCTGGAAACGCTAACGTAGTTCTTAGCAAAGCTGCTACTTCTTCTACAAACGTTAACGCAGCTATCTTTGATCCTGCTGTATCTGCAACTTATGTTCCTGCTACTTCTAGCTTAGCTGCTGTAAATAGCCACATGGATATTATTGCTGCTTACGTAGACACTAAGTTTGGTGACTGTACGTTTACTCCTACTGATTTTTATGGTCTTGAGCCATTATTCATCTACGCTTCTGTAGTTGATGAGTCTGGTGACCCATGTAAAGTAGAGTGTATTACTGTATCTGAGTCTCAGACTCCTGTGCAAGCTTCTGGTGTTGGTGAAACTGTATTACGTGAATTGATCTTAGATGGTCGTTATTTACAAAATGCATACCCTGATAGCTCTCGTGTAGATAGCTTACGTATGCGTGAGATTGAAGCAGATCCTGCTTTAGCTACTGTAAATAAGGCTGGTTTATACGATCAGGTGTTAATTTTACACAACGTTCCTAGATTTAACAACCCTAGTTCTACTTTTGATAATGATCAATATTTGATCGTGGTTCACGTACCAACTGGTACTGCAACTACTTCAATTACTAACTTCATTGCATCTAGTGCAAGTGCGGCTGGTAATGCAGTAACTTTAGAGACTGTATAGTAGAAATATACTAAAACTTGAAGGGAGGGTACTTATGTATCCTCCCTTTTTGTTTTTGGAAAAGTCCATAAATTATCTTATATTATTTATGAGGACTACTCTTTTTTAATTAATGCAAATTTATAAAGTTTATACATATGGCTAGCAAACACCAATTAAGTTTAGAGCTACCAGAATCTAATAATATCAAGGTTTTCCGTGTATTTGATACCAGCATTTATGCTGAAGGTATGACTATTGACTGCGGTACATTACGTATAACATCCCCTGGTTTTAACTTACCAGTGTCTATAGAAACTCTACCTAACTTTAATTTAGTTCTTTCTGCATGTAGTTTAGGTCTTCAAAGGTCATCTTGTGGGGAAAATTTTCAAAATATTCCAGATGGTATTTATGTGATTAACTATTCAGTATCACCTAACTCATCCGTATTTGTTGAGTATAACTATTTAAGGACTGCTCAAACTATGAATCAGTATTATAATATTTTAGCTTCTTTAGAATTAGCTGCTTGTGATCCAGAACCTGAGATTAAAGAAAAATTAGCTGAACTAAGAATGATAAAAAGCTTTATTGAGGCAGCCAAAGGTAAAGTGGAATATGCTCATGAACCTGAAGCTGGTATGGAGTTATTTAGTTATGCTAAAAAAAGATTAAGTAAATTAGTAAATTCAATGGCTTGTTACACTTAACTTTGTAATTATAAAAACCAACATATATGAGAACATGTACTAATTGTGGCTCTCAAATTACCTGTAGTTGTCAAGACAGGATAGCCACTGATGGAAAAAAAGTTTGTGGAAGTTGTATAGTAACTTATGAACAACAACTGATAGCACAAAGAAATTTAGAACCTCATATCCAGGCTAGTTTAACAATGGATGAAAAATTTAACTCTTAAGTAAAAAAGATGAAAAACTTCTTATTTCATAAAACAAAACATACTATAAATTATGCTGACTCTGTTTACAGAAAGTTCAGAGAGATAAGAT